ACAGGTCATGCAGCTTATACAGCAGGTCGTTTCATTATTGAAATTACTGGCTACGATATAGCATCATAAGGAGTAAATTATGGCAGACGCAGTAACATCAACAACAATAGTAGATGGTGAAAGACTGGCTGTAATTCAACTTACAAATACTTCTGATGGCACAGGAGAATCTGCGGTAACAAAAGTAGATGTAAGTGCTTTAAGCTCAAGTAGTAATGGACAGGCTTGTACAGGCGTAAAGCTTGCAAAAATTGTTTATTCTACTTTTGGTATGAGTGCAAGACTATTATGGGTTGCCGATACCAATACTGTATGTTGGGACTTAAATTCTGACTATGCAGACTCGGAAGATTTTACTGAGTTTGGTGGTATTGTAAATACTGCTGCAGCTAGTGGAAAAACAGGTGATATAGCTTTAACCACAACTGGTCATACCAGTGGTGATACCTATGTCATAGTTCTTACGCTAATTAAAAACTACGGTTAAAATTTGTAATGGCAGCTAAAAAGCCAAGAAAAAAAGCCAAGCCTATAAAAAGAACGACTGGAAAGGGCGGTAATTACCGCCCTACCAAGTCAGGTGCAGGCATGACCAAAAAGGGTGTTAAAGCTTATAGAAAAGCTAATCCCGGGTCAAAACTTAAAACAGCCGTAACAGGCAAAGTTAAAAAAGGTAGCAAGGCCGCAAAAAGACGCAAGTCTTATTGTGCAAGGTCGCTTGGACAATTAAAGCGTAGCTCTGCTAAAACTAGAAACGACCCTAATTCAAGAATTAGACAAGCAAGAAAAAGGTGGAAGTGTTAAATGCCATTAGCTAAAGGTAAAAGTAAAAAAGCTATAAGCAAAAACATCGGCATACTCAGAAAAGAAGGTAAGCCAAGAAACCAAGCTATTGCTATAGCTTTAAGCAAAGCAAAAAAAAGAAGAAGAAAAAAAACGAGGTAATTATGGCTAAATCAAAAACACCAGACAATGTAGCAAATCCGTCTTTATATGCGAAAGCCAAAGCCAAAGCAAAGGCAAAGTTTGACGTATATCCTTCGGCTTATTCAAATGCTTATATGGTTAAAGAATACAAAAAAATGGGTGGTAAGTATAAAGGTGCAAAAAAAGCTGCCACAGGCGGTATTATTCAGCGTGATGGCGGTTTTATAGCAAGAGGATGCGGTGCTGTAATGGAGCCTAGAAGAAAAGTAACCAAAATGCGTGGTAGATAATGGGTTTAGGCAAGTGGTTTTCTGAAGAATGGGTTGATATAGGCTCGCCTAAAAAGGGTGGAGGCTTTGAAAAGTGCGGTAGAAAAAAAGCCAAGGGTTCTAAAAGAAAATATCCTAAATGTGTACCGAAGGCTACTGCAAATCGTATGTCTAAAGGTGAGAAGCGTTCAGCTGTAACAAGAAAGAGAGCTAAAAAACAAGGAGTGGGCGGCAAACCTACTAATGTAAAGACCTTTACAAAAAAGAAGTGATAACACAAAAATTAGTAGAACAAGAGGTTCGTGATTGGTCAAAAGAAGTTTTAGAAACAGATGACCCTATATGCCCATACGCAAAAAAAACATGGGAATCAGATAGGGTTGGTGTTGTACTGTCTAAGTGTGAATATTGGTCTGACTTTGTAGAAATAAGTCAAAGCTTTCCCACAGACAAAGATGTGGTCATATATTGTGACTTAAACATGGATATTGATGCATCAAACTTTGACAGCAGAATATCTTTGCTTAACAACTTTTTAAACCCCAATAACTTATGGGTTATGGGTTTTCATCAAGACCATGAAGAAAAGACGGTAGTACCACAAGAGGACTTTGAACCACATTTTGCAGATAGCTATAATATGGTTTTTATGCAAAAATTAGATGAATTAAATAAAGCATCTGAAAGATTAGAAAAAATAGGTTATTATAAGAATTGGAATCGTGATGATTACCAGAACATTTTAAATAGAAGGAGCAGATAATGGCTAAATTAAAAGGATTAAAAAAATTAGTAGGCAGTCTATCCAAAAAAGACAAAGCTGAAATAGCCAAATCCATGAAAGAAAGTAACGCTGTCAAAATGGCAGGTGGTGGTGCTGTACCTAAGTCAGGTGTACAAAAATTCATGATGGGTGGAGGTGCTAAATCAGGCGTTAAGAAGTTTGGTAGAGGCGGTATGTCAGGTAAATCAGGCGTTAAAAAGCTTGGTAGAGGCGGAAAGCTTAAGAAGTAAATTATGGCAGTTTCAGGCTCAAAAGACTTTGAATTAGATGTAGCTGATTACATTGAAGAAGCATTTGAACGATGTGGCTTAGAGCTTAGAACGGCTTACGACTTAAGAACTGCAAGGAGAAGTCTTAACTTATTACTTGCTGAGTGGGCAAACCGTGGCTTAAACCAATGGACCATACAAGAAAAGACTATTGCTATGGTAGAAGGCACAACATCTTATAATGTAGACTCTTCTGTAAGCACAGCAGCTATTGATGTGCTAGATGCTTTTGTTAGACAAACTGTAAACTCTGAAAACTCAGACATACAAATGACAAGGCTATCAAGAAGTGAATACTCTGCTATACCGAATAAATCTACACAAGGACAGCCACTACAATTTTTTGTAGATAAACAAATATCACCAACAATCAGCGTGTACCCTACACCTGATGAAACAAGCAAATACACAATACATTTAAACGTATTGACAAGAATGGATGACGTAGATGCAGCAACAAACACTTTGCAAATGCCGTTTAGGTTTTATCCTTGTTTGGCTGCAGGTCTTGCATACTACATATCAATAAAGAAAAACCCTGAAAGAACAGGCTTACTAAAACAAATATACGAAGAAGAGTTCCAAAGAGCTTTAGATGCTGATGAAGATAGGGCATCATTAAGAATCACGCCTGATATTTCAAATTACAATATTGCATAATGGCTTTTGCTTCTAACAAAAACGCTTATGGTATTTGCGATAGGTGTGGTTTTAGATACGGCTTAAGAGAACTCCGTAAAGAATGGAACGGTTTAAAAACCTGTCCTGAGTGCTATGAAACCAAACATCCACAGCTAGAACCTGTTACTAACGTAGCAGACCCACAAGCAGTAAGAGAGCCAAGACCTGATATAAGTGTTTCGCCAACGAGTTTCATTGTATATACTAATTATGACTTAGGTATTATAGGTACAAAGCTAACAATACCTGACAGCATGACAAGTGCTTTAGGTACAGTTACAATAACAACATCATGAGTTTTACATTAGCTACATTAAAAACTACGATACAAGATTACTTAGAGTCTGATGAGACTACTTTTGTTAATAATCTTAATACTATAATCTTACAAGCAGAAGAAAGAATACTTAAATCAGTACAAATACCTGACCAAAGAAAGAATGTTCAGGGCAATGTCTCTCAAGATAATAGATTTTTAACAACTCCGTCAGACTTTTTAGCTCCATTTTCTTTGGCTGTAATAAGCTCAAACAACTACGACTACTTAGATTTAAAACATAATTCGTTTATAAAAGAATTTGTTACTGACACCACAACAAGAGGCAAGCCAAGATATTACGCAATATTTGACCAAACAAGTTTTGAAATAGCTCCTGTTCCTGACGCAAACTATTCTATGGAGTTACATTATTTAGCACAGCCTGCATCATTGACAGCAGGAGGAGACTCAGGAACCACATACTTATCCACAGATGCACCTGACACCCTGTTATACGGTTGTTTATTAGAGGGTGCGGTATTTTTAAAGCTAGACCCAAACGATATTGGTTTGTATGAAGCAAGATTTAAAGAAAGTTTACTAAGATTAAAGAACCTAGGCGAAGGAAGAGATACTAGGGATGAAATGAGGTATGATTCACTAAGAACAAATGTAACATAAGTTTCAGTTAAGGAGAGATAATATGAAACCAATCAAAAAATTAAAAGGTAAAACTGTAGCTATTGTCGGTTTAGGCAAAAGTTGGTTTGACTACAATCTAGCAAAATCACACAGCGTAAAATTTGATGAAGTATGGGCAATTAATGCCGTAGCCTCAGTCATATTTCATGACCGAGTATTTATGATGGACCCGCCAAGCAGGTTCTTAGATACACAAGATGCAGGCGGTCAAACCGATTGCATGAAAGAACTGCTGACAAATCATAACAAACCAATATATACCTGTGAGAAGGATGCAAGATGTAAAAACCTTGTTGAATATCCTGTACAAGAAATAGTTAAAGAAACTAATTGTCATTATTTAAACAACACAGTGGCTTATGCTGTTGCATTTGCTTACTGGAATGATGTGGCTAATATTAAATTATTTGGTATAGACTTTACATACAAGAACAACCTATATTTTGCAGAAGCAGGTAGAGCTTGCGTTGAGTTTTGGCTAGTAAAGTGCATGGAAAAAGGTATACAGGTTGAGGTAGCATCTAGTAGCTCATTGCTAGACACTAACATACCGGGCGAGCAAAGACTGTACGGATATCATCGTTTAAAAGACCCCTATGTGCCTGTTCAGGGTAAAGATGGATTAGAGGTAAAAAAAATTAGCGAGCTAAAAGTACAAAAAAAACAAATATTGCCACAGATTGCAGACAGGTATGATAGTCACCTAAAAGCACCGGAGCCAAATAAATGGTAATTAAAATAACGCCTGATGGTGTGCCTGAGTTGGGCATGGTAGAGGTGGCTACAACTAAGTTTGGCGGCCATCCGCCTGAGTTTTGGGCGAAGCAATTAACAGAAAAAATAGTGGGTTTTTCAGACGATAATGAAGAACATGTAAAAGCACAGGCTAGGGCCTACCAAGATTTAATTTACCAAGTATGTTTGATATATATTAAAAATGCTTTAAAATCTTATAAGGCTACCTTAATACAAGATTTATCTAGTGGGGGTAGCGAAGATTTAGCAAAAATAATAAAAGGTATTTAATATGGCAATTACATCTACTCTTACAACAAGCTTTAAAGTAGAGCTTTTGACAGGAACACATAACTTTACTAATTCTAGTGGTAACAGCTTTAAACTGGCTTTATATACAAGTTCAGCTACCTTAGGTGCTACTACTACTGCTTTTACCACAACTGGTCAAGCAAGTGGTACTAACTATACTTCAGGCGGAGCTGCATTAACTAATGTAACGCCGTCAGCTACTGGTACTACTGCAGTAACGGATTTTTCTGATTTAACATTTAGTACAGCAACGATTACAGCTAGAGGCTGTATGATTTACAACGATACTAATGGTGATAAATCAGTAGCAACCATTGACTTTGGTGGAGATAAAACTTCTACTGCAGGTGATTTTACTATTGTATTTCCTGCTAAGGCAGCAGCCACAGCTATCATAAGAATAGCTTAGAAGATGAAACATGCCGTTTGCAAAGTTTCAATTTAAAGCAGGAATAGACAGAGAAGGAACCAGTTACACTAATGCAGGTGGTTGGTTTGATGCTTCTCTTGTAAGGTTTCGTAAAGGCTTTGTAGAAAAAATAGGCGGTTGGACAAAACAAACAGCTTCATCATTTTTAGGTACATGTCGTAACCTATTTCCATGGATATCATTAGAAGGTAATAAATATCTATTTGTTGGCACGCATTTAAAAACATACATACTTGAAGGCACAAGCTTAAATGATATAACTCCTATAAGAGCAACAACAACCAATGGTGTAACTTTTGCTGCAACAAATGGCTCTACAACCATTACAGCAACAGACACAGCACACGGAGTTGTGGTTAATGACTTTGTTACTTTTAGTGGTGCGGTAAGTCTTGGTGGCAATATTACAGCAACAGTTTTAAATCAAGAATATCAAGTCGTATCAGTACCCAGTGCAAATACATTCACTTTTACAGCCACAGCTACAGCCAATGGCAGTGATACTGGTAATGGTGGTTCAGGTGCAGATGCTGCTTATCAATTAACTGTAGGCTTGGATGTGTTTATACAATCTACAGGATTTGGCTCAGGTAGTTGGGGTCAAGGTGCTTATGGAGCTTCGACAAGCTTAAGCTTTGCTAACCAGTTGAGATTATGGTCATCGGATAATTTTGGTGAAGATTTAATATTACACCCTAGGGGTGGTAGTATTTATTACTGGGACGAGTCTAACGGCACTACTACAAGAGCTGTAGACATTACTACGCTTGCTGGAGCAAACTTATCACCTACAGCTGGATTACAAACTATAGTAAGTGATACAGATAGACACGTTATTGTATTGGGCGCAGACCCGGTATCAGGTGGTGCAAGAACAGGAGTTGTTGACCCTATGAACATAGCTTTCTCAGACCAAGAAAGTATTACCGAGTGGGAGCCAAAAACTACAAATACAGCAGGCTCTTTAAGACTATCTTCAGGCAGTGAAATCAGAGGTGGCTTGAGAGCAAGACAGGAAACATTAATATGGACTGATACTTCTATGTACAGTATGCAGTTTGTTGGGCCGCCATTAACTTTTGCAGTTAATTTAATTAATGAAGGCACAGGTATGATTGGACCTAACGCAGCTATCAATTCTCCTAATGGAGTCTTTTGGATGGGTGATGATGGTTTCTATTCTTACAACGGAGCAGTTCAAAAACTACCTTGTAGTGTATTAAGTTACGTGCAAGAAGATTTAGATTTAGGCCAAGCATTTAAAGTATTTGCACTATTAAACAAAGAGTTTAATGAGGTGTGGTGGTTCTATCCTGCAGAAAGTGATGGCACCGAAGAAATATCAAGGTATGTTATATACAACTATTTAGAAGGCGTTTGGTCTATAGGTCAGTTGGTTAGGACTGCTTGGGTTGACCAAAATGTATTTGGAAAACCATTAGCTACAGCTAACAATTATATATTTAACCAAGAAGATGGTGATGACGATGACGGTTCTCCTATGGATGGAGTCTTTATTGAAAGCTCAGACTTTGATTTACAAGAGGGCAATAACTTTACGTTTATTAGAAGAATCATGCCTGATGTAAAATTTTATGGCACTAATGTAAGCACAGGTGTTCCACAAATTAATATGTTGCTTAAAACTAGAAACGCACCAAGCGAATCTTTAACTACAAAAGCAACTACAGATATATCAAACAATACTGACCAAGTGCATGTAAGAGCAAGAGGCAGACAGGCTGTATTAAGATTGCAAAGCGATGATGATGCTGCAGTCGATAACAGAACAGGTTATAAGTGGAGATTAGGATATACAAGACTAGATATCCAACCTGACGGTAGAAGGTAATGGCTAAATTATTGCCAAGCAGGCTGCCCTTAGCAACGCAAGAGGTAACGCCTGAGGTCTTTAATAGACTGGTTAGAGTTTTAGAGATTAACTTGGGTCAATTTGACCCTAACAGAACACCTAGGTTTAACGCTACAGAGTTATCAGAATTGAATTTTGTACAAGGTGATGTAATATGGAATACAACACTAAATGTATTACAGGTGTATAACGGCAATGAATGGATTGATTTGACGTTATTTGACGAACAAGGATATGAGGCAACGGCTAGTTTAGGCTTTGTCTCTGTTATAACTGGTGGTAACATATCAGTTAATATTAGATAGGAAATTAATATGGTAGATTTAAGAGATAGAATAAACAATTTGATGGGAGAGGTAAGGCAACCCATGAAATTTCAAGAAGGTGGTATGGCTGAAATTTCGCAACAAGAAGGTATGGCCGAGATAGAAATGTCTAAAGAAGAGGCTATGCAAGAAATATTTATACCATTAGCTGAAAATGGCTATGAGCAAGAGGTTATGGCTATATTAAATAATCCAATAGATTCAGAAGTATCTATGCAGGCACAACAGGTAATAATACAGGTATTAAGCCAAGACCCTGAATTTGATATGGATGATTTTCAAATGGCTCTTTCTTTAGTAGCACCACAATAAAATTGTTAGATGTTGGCTCAAACTAACATAGAACAAGAATACCAATTAAAAAACCTTTTACTTGGCTTTGCTTCTGATTGGTTTGTAGAAAAAGAAACTCTTGACAAGGCTAAAGCTACCCTTCCAATTTTAAGTAAGTTTTATAGTGACCAAACATTTTCTTTAGATAATTTACCACTCAACACTTTAATAAAAGAACCATTGCCTGATGTACATACAGTACCCTTGTTCAGCAAAGAGCTGTGTAATTTACTTATTAATGAAATGCACAATATGACAGAGCATTTTGGTTTTGAGCCAAATGAAGAAGAAGACGAGCTAAGACAGATACCTGAGATAGTTTTATATGATAAATGTCCACAGCTATATCATTCTTTAATGAGTGTGGTTGATAGGGTCATTAATCCAATATTGCTAAGCATTTGGAATAGGTGTGTTACAGGTGGTAACATACAGATAGCTAATTACAATTTAAGAGATAAAAAACAAGGAGCATGGCATCACGATGCTAGTTCCGATATAAGTATAGTAGTACCTCTGAATACAGGAGATTATGAAGGCGGTGGTACTGAGTTTATGCGTAAAGGGATTGTTGAGCCTTTGCCTACAGGCAATGCTTTAATATTTCCAAGCCTAACTCACATGCATAGAGGACTGCCTGTTAAAAGTGGAGACAGGTATTTATTAGTTTTTTGGCTTGTATGTAAAGACGAGACAAGAGATTATATGAAAGAATTTATGTAAAGAGTTGGTAAAACCTACAGAAAATAGGGTAAAATTTTGAAATGATGAATAGAATTGACAATAGCGGCCAAGGAATAGCAAGACTAGGCAGAGATGAAGATAACTATTTAGCACACGTTGCAGCAGGCGAAATGGTGGTTCCACCTGTAATTACGCCTGAAACAAGACAAAGATTAGAAAGAGAAATGATGCAAGTGGGCTTAAACCCTGATGAGTATACTGTCGGCGGCGAGATGTCAATTAATCCAATTACAGGTAATCCTGAGTTTGGTTTCTTTAAAAAGGTAGCAAAAAGCCTTAAAAAGGTTGTTAAAAAGGTAGCACCTATTGCTGCTGTCATACCGGGACCGTGGCAACCTTTTGCTGCTGTATATCAAAAAGGTAGTGCTGCTTTAAATATTGCTAAAGGTAAGGGTGGTATTGGTGACTTAATGACTGTCTTCTCAGGAGGTAGTCAAAAAATATTTGGTAAAGACGGTGCTTTAAAATCTATTACATCAGGCAGTTTTAAAGACCTTGGAGGCGGATTTAAAAAAGCGTTCACAGGTATTGGCAGTATAGATGGTAAGTTTAAGCCGCTTGAATACGGTAAAAGAATGGCACAACAATAC